TCAAGCAGGCTTTTTGGAAGGCGGGCGGGTGGTCGGAAAACCCAGAGGACTACAAGTACGTTCTGCCGTCCGAATTGAAGGATAAAATCCAAATCGAAGACGACAGGATGACTGGTTTCAAAAAGTTTGCTCAGGAAGAATTGCACCTCAGCCCCGCTAATTTTCAAAAGACGCTTGACTATTATCATAATATGATAGCCAAAGACACCGACAAATATGACGCTATATTAGCAAACCGGTTACAGGAAAGTATAAAAAATGGCAAAGCAGAATTAAATAAGGTCTTTGGCTCGTCAAAAGAAGAAAGGATTGCAAGAGCTAATTTGTTGAGCAATAAATATGGTAATATCGAAATTAAAGGAGATGATGGACAGGTATCAGGAACGGTTATTGAAAAACTGTTCGAGGAAACGCCATCATTGGAAACTTCTCCTTGGTGGGTTATATTTTTAGATAATATCGCCGAACATATGAGCGAGGACACTCTAAAGGGAATAAGAACCGTAATTGCACCGTCATCAGAACAGATAGACGCCAAAATTGCAGAGTTGCGGAAGAATCCTGCTTATATGAAAGAAGATGACCCTCAGCATAAAACAATAGTCGCTCAGTTGAGCGAGTTATATAAGAAGAAACATTCTGCATAACCCCGCAAGGGCCGCAGTGCTTGTGCTAAAGCAGCACCGTCGTAAACAGGACGTTAAACGCAGGAAAGCCCCTGAGAAGGCCAACCTTTCCGAAAAGAAAAGACAATTTATTAACTTTTTGGAAAGGGAATACTATGAGTATAACACTTTCTCAGGGGATACCTGATTGGTTCGTTGACCAGTTCAGTAATACCCTCTATCACGTCTGTCAGCAGAAAGAGTCCAAGTTTGGGCAGGCCGTAAGGGTTATTCCTGTTCTTAATGCCGAGGACAGGTCATTTGATATGATGGACGAGTTTTCTATGACGGAGAAATCGGGGCGTAATCCCGATACTCCGGCTATCGACCCATCGACACAAAGACGATGGGTTTCAACGACCCCTTATCACAATGCCGTATTATATGATAAGGACGATGACCTTCAGATGATTATAGACCCAACTTCGGATTTTGTAACGGCTTTCAAGCGAGCGGTCAATCGCCAAAAGGATGACATCATTCTGGCCGCTTTTGAGGCCGCCGTTGCTTCGGGGCGCCATCCGAATACATCAACAATCACCTGGGCATCTCAGGACGGCAATGTCAAGTACACCGGCAAAGATACCGGAAGGACTATTGCTTTTGACTGTTCTTCTGGCAACTGTCAGGCATCTGATGTCGGGATGACAACCGAGAAAATTGAGCTTGCTCTCGAATATTTTGCATATAACGATGTTGATGACGACATTCCTATTTGGTGTGCGATTTCGCCGAGGCAGTTCACAAATCTTCGCGGTCAGGAAGAATATGTCAATATTGATTACAACGACCAAAAGCCGCTTGCTACGGGTCGTATTGTTCGTAACTGGCTGGGTGTGAACTGGATTATCACCAACAAGATTGTCTTGGGTTCATCCAATGACGTTGATGGGGGAGAAAATGTTTATGAGTGTTGGATGTGGGCGCAGGACGCCATCATTCTCGGCGTAGCGGATGCGGTCAGTGTCAAGATTTCCGACAGGGCGGACAAGTCTCACGCACAGCAGGTATATGTCCATATGAATATGGGTGCGATGAGAATGGACGAGGACAAGGTAATTAAAATCGAATGTCAATAAGCCAGCGGTTAATCATTATGCCGGTTAAGGCTTGAAATTTAAGGAGAAAAGTATGAGTTACAATAATTATAACTGGGATTATCGAAGGCAGAGATTGGTTGGGCCTTCGCAGCTTTTGGCGGCATCGGACCTTTTTCATCCGACAGCCGACCAGAAGTATTCTTTAGGTTGTGAGTACGACCTTAATGATGGTACAGGCAGATGGTTTAGATACTGCAAGGATTCCGGTACGGGAATAAGCAAGGCTCGTATGTCTTGCGGACTGCCGCCGGATGCAGAATCAGTAAATATTGCACAGACGGGTTATGCCCACGCTGTTGGAGATACCAAGTTTGACGTTCTGATGACTACAGCAAATGGTATTACAGACCACTGCCTTGTTGATGGCTATATGTTAGTCAATCAGGGTGCTGCCGGTACAATCGGCGACTTCTATATCATCAAAGACAACAAGTGGACTACCAGTGATACCGTGCTCAATCTTCAAATTGCGGATACTGGCGGTATTCGTACGGCGATTGTCGTAACGGATGAAATCAGTGTTATTCGCAACATTTTCAGGGACACCAAGGTGGACCCGACAACTCACGATGCCGTACCCGTTGGTGTTCCGCTTGTCGATGTTGCAGCAGGTTACTATTACTGGGCACAGTTCAGAGGTATCTGCCCGATGATTGGAGATGCAAGTGATACCCTTGTAGTCGGTGATAAAGTGGGTCGTGCTGCTACGCCTGGTACTGCCGGTGCAGCCGGCACTTTAGGCGCTGATACAGATGTAGTTTGGGGTACAGCAGTTATGGTAGCCCACACTGCACAATCAACTCCCGACGTGATATTAGTCAACTTAATGTTACCGTAAATTGAAAGGAGCAAATATGAAAAAGACATTTATTTTGATAGTGATATTGCTCCTTCTTTGCGGTTGCAATGAGGAGCAACAGAGCGGCAGATTAGGCAGACCAATTCACAGTACTGCTTTGGAAGTTGGTAAGGTTTATACGTTAAGTATGTCCACTGTGATGACTGCCGGTACTGATGCTATGTTTACCGTAGCCGGTGGTGCTATTGAGATTATCGGGATGTTCGGCCAGTGTACTACGAATATGGGAAGTAATCCTGGCGACCTGGACATAATGGTTGACGCTACCGCCGGAGCAACTTATGACGGAGATTTCACAACTGCGGTAACTATTGACGCTATGGTGGCCGGAGATACCATCAAATGGGGCACTACGACGGCTGGTGAAAGTGTATTGGTTCCGACAACTTTGACAATGGCAAACCTGACGCCAATAAGCTGGTTCTGTCCCGCCGGTGTGATTACCCAAACAATTACAAGCACAGGTACGGGAGCTATTAAGTGGTATATGACCTTTAGACCTCTCGAACCTGGTGTTACAGTAACACCGATGTAATTAAAGGGGGGCTTAGTCCCCCCTTTTTTGGAGTTTATTATGGCTGATATAGATACTGCCGTGAACATAGCGGTATGCAATCAGGCTTTAGGTCTTTTGGGTGCTTCCGCTATAATTCTTGATGGTACGAGCGAGAATCACGGTCATTGCGTTACATTTTTTGCAAAGGCAAGAGACGAAATACTCGCAGCTCACAAGTGGAATTTTGCCAAAAAGAGGGCTTATGCAATCCAGACGACAGACCCTTTATTCGGTTACAGCAATGCCTTTACTAAACCTTCGGATTGCCTGAAGGTATGGCGGATTGACGACGACAATGCTGCGAAATTTGAGGTCGAAGGTGATTTGATTCTTACTGATTTGGGCGCCGACCCGCCCGATTACGACGACGACGAAGTTGATTATCTTGCTGGGCAGTATATATCTTACGATGATGTTACCTACCTCGTCGATACTGCTTTTACGTCGAGCGAGTGGGCGACGGATGCCGACTATTGTACCTCTCAGTCCGGTGATTATAAAATCCTAAAGGTCGAATATGTTTATCAGCATACGATACTAAGTTCATATCCGATTTACGCCGAAAGCTGCGTAGTTATCAATCTTGCGAGAATGCTGTGTTCTCCCATTAAACAAAGTGAGAACGTGGCTCTTAATCTTCAGGCTATGCTTTACGGCGGCCCGAAAAATTACGGATACCTTCAGATGGCAAAGAGTTTTGATGCTCAGGAGGGAGGCGGTGAAAAGATTAGCACGAAGACCTGGCTTGAATCGAGAAGATGAAAAAAACTGTTCTTATAATATTATTTTTATCAATCGCTCTGTATGGCGAGGATAAACCATACCGGATACTTAATTCCTTTAATGCCGGTGAGTTATCAGGGCTTCTGAGTGCGAGAGAGGACTTGTCTAAGTATCATTCCGGTTGCTCGTTAATGGAGAATATGCTGCCATTGATGCAGGGTGGTGCCCAGAAGCGGCCGGGAACGAAGTACATAGCCGAATCGAAAGAGAATACCAGGATACGCCTTATCCCTTTTGAGTATTCGACCGAGCAGGCTTATATTATCGAATTAGGCAATCAATATATGCGTTTTTATACCGACGCCGCCAGAATCCTTACCGGCGGCGGGAGTGAGGATTTGTCCTCTTCGGATAATATAATAGCCCATTGGCTTCTCAATGATAATGCCGCTAATACTGTTGTTGCAGACGATGATGGTGATACCCACCCGGGCGTTTCAAGCGCTAATACGAGCACAATACACAAAACGGGCAAAGTGGGAACGGGATGTTTTGATTTAGAATCTGCTTATGCGATTTCCGTAACAGACCACGCGGATTTTACGTTTGTAGAGGGTGTGGACGGCGATTTCAGTATTGCCGGCTGGGTATATGTAACCGATACGGGAACAGAACAGATTATAATGTCCAAATGGGATGAGACTATCGGCTCACAGGCGAGAGAATGGAAGCTGTTATTGGATGCTTCTCGCAAGCTGAGCCTTTGTATCGCTGATGAAAGCCTTTTGCTTGATAGTGACCTTATTGCTCATTGGAAATTAAATGATTCCGCTGCTTCAAGCGCTGTTGATGATGCTACTGGCAGTCACGACGGTACACTTTCCGACGGCGATGATAATTACACTTCCGACCACAGCGTTGATGGAAAAATAAGTAACGCCTTTGATTTTGACGGCACAAATGATAAGGTCGCGGTATCAGATGATGATGCTCTTAGTTTCGGTGATTCCGCAGCCGACAGTGCGTTCTCCATAAGTGCGTGGATAAATATGGACGATGCTACGATTTTTCCAATAATCACAAAAACTTTTGGAAACAATAATGAGTGGATATTTTGGGTTGATAGAAACGATAAATTATCTGCTCGCCTATTTGATAATGATTCTACCAATTGGATAGGAAGGAAATATGATACGGCTATAACTGCCCAAGAGGGGTCGTGGATTCACGTTGTAGCTACTTATGATGCAACAGAAGCATCTTCTGGCATTACTTTATACTTAAACGGTACAGCAGTTGATGATGCAGACGATAAGCAAGGCAATTATACTGCTATGCACAATACCGCACGAGATGCTTATATTGGATTTGTTGCAGAACCTGATAATGGCGCAAATGATAATTCGTATGCCGATGGTAAAATTGACAATGTAATGATATTTAATAAGGAGCTTTCTTCAGCCGAAGTAACCGCCCTTTATAATAGTGGAAGCGGTATAGAAGAGCTTGATGCCGTTTATCCGTATGCAATAACCGATGATGCCCTGGATACCGGCTGGCGGTTTGTGGCAGCCACTTATGAGGGTGAGCACGCTTCGTGGACAGGCGCTACAGCGGCCAATTACATAATTTGTTATATAGATGGTGCCGCTGTTGATTCGACTGCAACAAATCTTTCAACCTACGAAACAATGGAAGATACTGCTGCAGTAACGAGAATTGGCGCACAGTATTCTACTGCTGGTGCGATAGAAAAAATATGGTCGGACAGAATAGATGAAATGTCGATTTTCAATGATGTGCTTAGTGCTTCTGAAATTGCAAGTTTATATGATTCTACATCAATATACGAAATATCAACGCCGTACCTGACCGCCGATTTATTTACGCTCAAATATAATCAGTCGGCAGACGTTCTTTATATTACACATCCCGACTATGAGCCGAGAAAATTATCGAGACTCAATAATGGCGATTGGACACTTAATGTGGTAAGTATAGATAACGGGCCGTTTAGAACAGAGAATGACGATACGACAGCCAAAATATCCGCATCTGCTACTACCGGCTCAGTGACTCTTACGGCTACGGGATGCGCTCCTTTCGTCAGCGGCACTACAGCAGGTCACGTTCCGAGCGGGACAAGTGATACCTCTAAAAGCAAGACTGGCGCATTATTTCGACTGGTTCATCCCGTTGCCGAACTTGAATACGAGACCCAGCTTGAGCAGATGTATTCAGATAATACAACAGAAAATGTAAGCTGGATGGATTGCGGGACACTTTATAAAGGAACGACCTGGACACTTACAACGGAAGGGGAATGGACGGGCACTTTTGAGGTACAGAGAAACTATACCATCGGAGCGGCACACGACGCAGACGGATGGGAGGCCGTATTAGAGTATAGCAGTACGGATGACCGAAACGTTTCTACGACAGGAACTGAGGATTACGACGCAGCTTCTTACAGAATCATTATGACCGACGACGGCGGAGCAGAGACCTTGCACGTCTATTTCTCAACCGACCAGACCGACCATATAGGTATGGTTGAAATAACATCTGTAACGAGTCCCACAGTTGCCATAGGGACGGTTTTAGAGACTATCGGTTCTACTGACGCTACGCATAAGTGGTCTGAAGGTGCGTGGAGTAATTACCGAGGCTGGCCGATAACGGTTACATTTTTCGAGGACAGGCTTGTATTTGGTGGAAATTACGCCCAGCCGGACACTATTTGGGGTTCGGTTACGAGCGACTACGACGAT